ATTCGATTGACGTACAAGATTCCCGTCTGCCATGTGACTGCAAATGCCCAGGATTGCTGCGGTAGCAGCAGAATGTCTCCATCATACGCAGGCTTTTCAACCCGAAAACCCCACCGCATTAAGTCTCGGCAAACTTCCCACTTACTGGCTTCGTACCAAGACTGCTTAAACGCTGGAGCGTCAATGCCCATACGCCCCAATGCCACGTAGCAAAGGTGGATGCAGTCGATGTGGCCATCACTGCCGTCAGCTCCAAGCCGATACGGCAGCCCAATCAGATCACTGCAGTCGGACATTGTTGGCGATTGGCAGGTTGCCTATCAGTTCTTTTGTCAGAGAACGCCTTGGTACGTCCGTTCCAACCGCATCCAGCACAGTGCTGAGCTGCAGGTTTAACGACACCTCATCCCATTGGCCGCCAACTACCTGACCCGTGTAGCTGTGCACGATGTTGTGCGGGCCATCTTTTGCATCGTCGTCGATAATCAGCACATCGACCTCCATCACCCAGTTTTGGTTGATGGCGTCGATTCCCCAGGGGCGGCTCAGCTCATTATTGGGAAAGACTACGGTTGCTTCTAAGCCATCACCTGTGCGGTTGACGGTGACGCCAGAAAACCCAAACGGCACAAACGTGTAGTTGGCGCTTTGGTGCGTGATCTGCTGGTTAATAAAAAAGTTCTGGAACCTGTACTGCGTGTTCTCACCTTGCTTAATCCGCAAGGCATGGCCAAAGGCATACTGACTCATAATCCAATCCTCTTACGGGTGCTGCCGCTAAGTTGCAGCCGCTTCAGCGTTTGCTGCTCGCCCTTCTTAGCACCTTGATCTGCTGCACTCTGCAGGCCACGCTGGAACTGATCAGCCGTCACATAATCAACGCTATTGATCCGTTCCACGGTGTAGCGAACGTCGATTGGTGCGGCAACTGCAACTCCGCCCCCTTCGCCTGACGTTCCAGAAGCTCCGGCGTCTGGGATAACAGAAGAGCCGCGAGCACCACGCGAGTACCGCGCCATGCTTTCACGCATCTTGCTTTCAGGAATAACGTATTCAGGTTCCCCGCCTTCACCAATAAGGGTAGTTGTTGGACTACCGACATAAGCTCCAGCAGCTGCCGATCTCATGCCTCCAACCATAATTTGGTCGCCTAAACCAAATCCTTGACCAGTTTGAATATCTGGAGCAGGTGCAGAAGATTCACCTCCACCCATCCCAGCAAACGCACGAGCAACGCCGATTGCAAAGTACGTCGCAATCATCTGCGCGGCTGCATCCATCAACATAGATGCAATGCTGCGAAGGAAGTCCGCAAAGGCTTGCTCTGCAGTCTTCGTTCCATCTGCAACGGCCATCAAGCTGTCAAACAGGCTGTCGGTAACAGGTTGAGTCAGAGCAAGCGCGTCAGAAAATTGTTGTTGAGCGACAGTAGCCTTAAGAACCTGCTCTTGATAAAACTTGTACTGGTCGCGACTTTTAATAAGGTTTTCTACTTCACTTTGAGAACCATCTCCACTAATAACTGCTTGTCGCGCTGCTTCAATTTCTCTTTCTCTTCTTTTAAGCTCAGCTTGCATCCTAAGACCGCCAAGAAAAGCCGTTTGCTCTGAGCCAGCAAACGGACCAGAAAATGCTCCAGGAGCGTTTGCTTGCAGCGTTGCAAGCTGCATTTCAAAGCTTGCTTGACTGTCTTTCAGCGCATTTGCAGACTGCAAAGAACGCAAGCGTGCTTTTGCTTCGGCCTGAGCTTCATCCGTTATCCTAATTTGATTTGCAAGCCTTTCAGCTTCGATTGTAAGAGTGCTATCGCCTATCTTTTCAATTCGCCTCATTCGCTCTTCAAATTGAGCAGCAATTCGAGCCTTATCAGCCTCTAGCTCAGTCGTTGCTTCACGTTGCTTCAACTCGGCAGCAAACTTTTGCTCAAGAGTTAAAGCCTGAGTTATCTGGGTGTTTCTTTCTTTTGTAGTCTTTTGAGCTGCGCTAGCAAGCCGTTCTGTTTCTTTAGTTTGAGCTGCAGCAATTTGATTTTCAAGCTCAAGCAGAGCAAGTCTTCTTTGATCCCCGGCTAGTAGCTGCCCTTGCTCGCTCCCCTCGGCTTGACGATATGCCGCTAAATACTCTTCCTGAATAACTAATTTTCTAGCCGCTACAACTTTTTCGTCTAAAAGGTCACTTCCTGCTTCTTCTAGTTGAATTTGAGCAGCAAGCAAATACCTTGCTTCCCTAGCAACATTGTCTGACTTAACCAAAGTTTGTAGCCTTTTTTCTTCTGTTGCGACACGACCAACTGCATCTCGGTTTGCTTTAAGCTCGTCGGCTGCAATCTTTTCTACGAGTGCAGCAATTTTCCTTCGCGTATTTACACGTTTTTGTTGAGTTTCTTTATCGACTTGAAACTCTGGAATTGCATCTAGCTCGGCAATAGCAGCTTTAATTCTGGGGTCATCGCTTTCGCGAGCCTTTTGAACAATCTCGCCAACTCTTCGTATTTCTTGAATTTGCCTAGTTTGACCCATTAGATCGTTAATAGCTTTAGCGACAACTGCAGCCACCTGGGTAATAAACACAGTAAAATCGTCCTGAAGACCCCTGATGCCTGCACTAAACAGCTCAATCGCTTCAACTCCATCTTCTCCGACAACTTTTTCCAGCTCTTTCGTTACAAGCTGTAGCGCTTCAGCAGTACGACCAGCAGCTTCCAACTCTTTAACAAAAAGAGCAAATTCTGTATCAGCTTTTCCAACCGCACTAAGTATTGCTTCAGTATCGGCAGTCAGAGGATCTAAAGCCTTACCTAAATCAATTGCTTTTTGAGCAAGCTGATCAATCATTGAGCCAACCTGCGTTCCAGCGAGGGACAAGCCAAATCCAAACTCGCCGCCAATCATTCCACCGCCAAAGCCACCTGCAGCGCCACCTACAGCGGCTCCTAAGCCTTGGCCAAACAGCAGCGGAAACGCACCGCCAATCAAAGCGCTGCTTGTAGCGCTTCTTAGCCTTTGTTCTCGATTAAATTTATCTCTTAAAAATTGTCGATCACGCTCAGCCTTTCCTTTAGCCGCAGGACTTCCAGGAATGTTTTCCGCTCCACCGATTGGGCTGGTTTGTCCCGTAAGCATTAACGTCTGGCGAGCTGCTTCTCTTCTTTCTTGTTCAACCTCTTTTATGGCTTTTATCTCTTCACTCTTTCTTATGCCAAGATCTTTAAAAAATCTTGCTTCAAACAGCTCTGTATTTTTCATTAACTTTTTAAATTTTGCATCTTCAAGTTCATTCTGAATTCTATACTCTTCTATAATATTATCTATTTCTGCGTTTCTAATTTTACGATCAAGGTCTAATTGCATTTGACCAATTTCAAGAACATATTTGCGCTTTGCGTCTGCAATTTTTACGTCTGCAGCAGTTTCGAGCATTACCATTTGAGCAATCGCTCGTTGCCGCCCTACGGCTGGATTAAAACCTTCAGGGAGTTGCGGTCCGCCAGCAATACCTGGGGCTCCAAAAGGCTGTTCTCTTACTGTTGCACCTTCACGCCGAACTTGCTTGATTAGCCTGTCTCGTTCTTTCAATGCAGCATTAGCTGCGTTTTGAGCTTCAACAAACTCTCTTGCTGCAGTAACTGCATCTTTAGTATTTAAAGCAACATCGTTTAAATTTTTTGCTGCGTCCCCTAGCGTTCTATTAAAATTAGCAATAGAACCAGGAAGAACCTTCCCGGTCATATTTGCAAACGTGTTAAAACGACTGTTTACAGCCTCAATTTGCGCTGCGGTATCTTTTAATTTATTAGAAAGCTGCGTAACTGCCTGGCTGTTCTTGACCGCAACCGCGATATTTACGCCGTAGTCAGCCACAAGCCCAAACCAAAGACCTATTGCCCTACTTTACCTCCTTCGCATCGTTTGCGCTCCTCGGCTGGTTTGAACACGATCCTTTGCCTTTTCCTCCTCTTCGTTTTTTAACTCAAAAAAAGCAGCCCAACCAATTAACTCCTCTTGCGTCAAATCCCGTGAAAGCTGAGCTACTGTCATGCCCAGCTCTTTGGCAAGAAAATAAATGAAAAACCAGTTGTTACTTGCTTTTCAAGTCTGCCTTAGCATCCTCCACTTTGTTTGCCGTTCCAGAACTCAGCATGGCTAGCTGGATCTCTTGCAGTACCGACGCTTCAACAGCGTTTTTTAGCGCAGCCTTTTCGCCGTCCTGAAACAGTCGCTTGCCGTCAGCGTCTAGCGCTTTCTCAATCATCATGGCTAACGCAAAATCAGCACTATCATCCTCATTAGATTTTTTCTGGATCGACTCGCGCTCAGCAATCGTCAAAGGATGCCAGTAGATCTCAAGCACCACATCGTCGCCATCCTTGACCTCATGCCTGTAAAGCTGGCTAACGCCAAACCTATTGCGAAGCAGCTCGGTGGCACGCATAAAACACTGTCGTTTCAACTAATATACTATACAACTGCCGTAAATTGGCAAGAAATAATTCCTAGGAAATGAGGACGGTCCTCTAGTTCAATCGAGCTAGGGCCATTAACGTCCAACACCCTTGGTGACACATTGAACGTATCAGTGTAATTACTAGCGTTTACGGAGGTTAAGCCGTCAATGACAGACTCGCTAACGGCTGCCAACGCTGCCGTACCAGCAGACTTTGGGACGTACACATTGCACTGAATCACGCCGCTGTAATAGTCGGAAGCTGCCCCCTGGTTTTGAAGCGTTGACTGGTTAAACGTAATTTTTATTGACACGTACTTTGTGTTTTTACCTGGTGTCGTAAACCGGACGTTGTCGTAAACCACCGACACCGTATCATCTGCAGCTTCTACTGCGTCAGTTACAGCTTTTTCAAAAGCAGCTCGTGCGTTTACAAGCGTCATTAGTCAGATGCCTCCAAAATAGGGTTGCCCTGATAGTCAGCAGTCATTTGGCCACCCATTTGAACTTGCGGAGCAAATGATACACCTGCGTAAATACTGCCCAAACGAAGTTTTTCTTGAAAAGCGTTATCAACAATTTTTTTCATGTCCTGTATAAAAGCCAGAGGACGTCCGTCCTCTAGCGCAAATTGTGCGTAAGCAACTTGGTTTCCAATATAAACAGGCCCTTTTTTGTAGTTAAAATCTGGAACCTTAAACCTTCTTTTGATCAAACTTATGTCTCCTTGAGGCATTGGCCCCCATTGAGTAGTCTTGCCCGCACTATTTGTAGTTTCTTCGCGATAAGCCTTACGCCAAGGCTTTTTAGTTCGCCTAAACCGATCGCTGTCTTTTCTCGATTCTCTTTGAATCGGCCTGTTTTGCCTAGCCTTCCAGCTGGACGCAAAAAGCCCCGTATAAACAGGACTGTGAGTAGGAGTTGAAAGTCCAGCTACAGCAGTTTGAATTAGGTTATTAAAAGCTTTATCAAAATAAGCCTCATAGTCATTTTCAAAATCATCTAAATTGTGATCCGCAAATTTAGCCATTAGAACACCACCTCCAAGATAAACAGATACTCTTGACCGCCTTTGTAGGTGCGGATGTCTGTAATCTGAGCAACGCGGTTAGACCCTGCATATTTCAGCGTCACTGTGTCATCAAACGTTGGCTGGTTATCGCCAATCAAATCAGGCGTCACGTACAACTTGGCTGTGCGCTTTTCGGCTTCGGCCTCTTCCTCTGAACGCACAAACTCAATGGGCACATTGATGCCTGAGTACGTCTGGTTCAAATTGGTGTACGTTCCAGTCGAAACGTTGTAGTCGCCAGACACCTCGCGCACATAGTCGATCTCGACATCCAAGCTACTGCCTAGCTCTTTGACAACATCTTTGGCGGCTTTGCGAAATGCAGCGTCTAATGCTCCTGGCATATCAACCCCTCACAACGCGGATAGAATACGAGCCACTGCCACCCAGACAATAAGCCCCGAGATAAGACTGAAGCCAAGGATAAACGTCGAATACGTTGTTAACAGTTCCAGTAGCCTGACTAGCAGTGTTGTACTCGATTTCCATTTCCCCGAGCTTGACGGATTTGTATAGCCCCGTATCGCCGGTAGACCCTGTAATCGCGTCCGTGTCATTGGCTAGCGCGTTCGCTAGCTCATAAGTAGCGTATTTAATGTCGTTTGGAATCGCAGAGCAGGTCAGCTCGACACGATCCACATGATAATTATTGCGAGGCCAGCTCAGAGCTTGGTCTGCATCGCAACGATCACCGTAAAAATTCAACGTGTCGATCCAGCGCGTAGCTGAAATCAATGCACGATTTTTCTTGTCATCTTGCTTGTTGTCCCACTGCGTGCTGTTGGGCGTCGTCTCAAAATACGCATTGGCTTCTGCCAACGTCACGAAGCTGTTGGCTGTCGCGCTGCTAAGAGTGGCGTTGATCGTGGCAGCCATAACGCAAAAATAAAGTGGCCCCACCTAATGGTAGGGCCTTTGGCAACCGAACTATCAGGCGATAGCGGTAACGTCCAGAGGGGTGTTGACGATCAACTCGACCACAGGGATCAAGTCAGCGTCATAGGTCAGAGCCCAGTTGCTGCTGTTAGACAGATCAGCGTTAGCAGGGTTGTCAGAAGCGCTGCTCCACTTCGTACCCATGACGTGGTACGCAGTGTGATAGTCAACCGACAGCACGTCCTGCTTAGACAGCACGTTGCGGTCAGCCTCAATCCGCAGATCCTGTTGAACACCCTCAAGGATGGTGCCCGACTTGATCAGGTAGCAACGGAACTCCTTCTGATGACCAGAAGCGCCAGGTGCATAGGTGTTGACCTGTTCGTCGATGATGACGTTCATACCGGCAAATTCACCGATAGAACGAGCACCAACGCCAACGCCACCACCGCCCCAGGTGACTGCACCGCCAGTAGACAGAGCAGACGTGGAGAAGGTGAGCATTCCAACCTGATACAGGTAGAACGCAACGGACGGGTGGACAACCAGAGTGTCAAGCTCTTCGCCACGCTCACCCAGCAGTGAACGACCACGGGCAACAGTAGAAGCACTGAGGAAGTTGTCCTCAGTAGCGCCAGTGCCAGCCTTGGCGATGTCCAGGTGGTTAGAACCCAACGCACCAGAGCCAGCAGCAAACAGGCCGTTCAGGTGGGAGAACAGACGTGCGCTGTTGAGCTTGTTGATGGCGTCAGCCAGCTGGTTGCGGATGTGCAGCATGGGATCTTCACCAGCTGCCAGAATCGCAATGTCATCCACGGCATAAGCAAAGCCACGGTGACAGATGGTTGCGATCTGAGTTCCGGTACCAACCTTTTGAGGAGTCAGATAACCAGCATTGCTGGTACCCCAGCTAGCTGTACCGTCCATGATCTCCTCGGAAGGAGCAATGGGGTTGAACTCAGGAACTTGGATGCGAGTACCGCCTTCACGAGAATCGAGAAGAGCGTTACGAACAACAGCGCCAGACTTGATGAACAAGCTGCGTTCTTTGATTGCCTCAGACACATAAGTGCTGAGATTATTCCTTTTTACGATGTCCGCTAGAAGGACACCGCCGGAATAATTCTGAAATGGTGCGGCCA